GCGGAGCTGCTTCTCGCCGATGGCCGCGAGCCGGCGGAGGGCGTCGCGGGCCTGCTTGAGGCCGGTGATCTTGAGGATAGCCATGCGTTTATGCGATGAGGAATTTGGCGCGGAGCCGGTTGGCCGACGCGGTGTTGACGCGAAAGGTCGTCACGTCGGCCGGGAACGGGTTCGTGAAGTAGGCCTGGGACTTCGACCACTGGAGGGGCGAGTTGGCCAGGAGGCTGATCGTCGCGTCGGGAGCGACGCCCGCCGTGGTCGTGGAGACCGAGGTCGAGCCGCCGGTGAGGGTGTCGGTGGTCGTGACCTGCGCGACGTTGGTCCGGCCCTTGGCGCCCTTGAAGGTGAGGGTGACCGGGGTCGCGGGGAGCGGGCCGCCGCCGCATGCGACGTTGCCCGTGCCGATAGAGGCCATCGCCTCGAGGGCGGCCTGGACGATCGCGGCGGTCGCGTTCCACGCGATGGCGGCGCTGGTGCTCGCCCCGAACGTGACCGTGAACGTGCCGGCCGTCACCGTGCCTGTGGTCGCGATCTGCTGGACCTCGTCGGTGCCACCGACCTGGACGGTCATGTTCTGATTCGACAGCAGGATCACCGACTGGAGGGCGGCGTGCGCGAACGCGACGGCCAGGTCGGTGTAGCCCGACGAGACGTTCTGGTCGACGCTGATCTCGCTCGAGCCGGTCTCGGTCTGCGTGCCGCTGAGCGCACTCCGGCCGTCGGTGTTGATCGAGAAGCTTAGATTGTGGGTGATCATGAGGGAGAGATGACCTCGGTGCAGTAGGCGTCGATCTGCCGATTACGCTCGTCGAGGTTGTTGACCCAGAGGACGTTGAAGGTCCGGGAGTCGTAGATGAGCTTGTCGCTCGGCTTGATCGCCACGGACGCCCCCTGCCAGCGGAGCGTGACGCGGTGGGTGGTCTCGGGCTTGAGTTGCCTCGCGTTGACGGCCTCCCGGCCGCTGAGCGTGACGACCTCGCCCCAGCAGGTGCCGACGGTGGTCGGGGTGGGCACCATGTCGCCGAGGTCGTCGGCCGCGTAGGTGTCCCGGACGACCTGGATCCGATGCCTGAGCTTGCCGATGTTCATCAGTGATAAGCGCCGTGAGCCTCGGTCGCGAGCAGGGCCGCGACGGCGGACGGGATCGGGGCGTCCGCGTCGCCTCGGTTCTCGTAGAGGTACGTGAGCATGATCTTGATCGCCGCCTTGATCGGCTCGGGCACGGCGGCGGCGGCCCCATACCCGGCGACGTAGCGGATCACCACCGCGCCCGGCTCGTACCGCCCATAAGGCCAGAACGTGTTCCAGTCGGGGACGATCAGGCCGGGAGTGCCGGCCGACACCTCGTAGGCGGACGGGTCGATCGTCTGGGGGTCGCCCGCGATGTCGGTGTAGGCGATCGAGGTCACCGACACCAGCGGCGGGTTGGGGATCGCGATCCGGTTGGCGAGCGAGCGTTGCCGGGGATCCCACGCCGAGCCGAAGGGGAAATTCAGCCGGTTCGGGAACGCGTCGAGCCGGTAATCCCAGGTGGACGTGACGAACGCCCGCCAGGTCTCCACCTCGCACTTCCGCCGCGCGGCCGTGATGAGGGCGGAGATCAGCGCGTCGTCGTCGGTGAAGGAAGACTCCACCCGGAGGTGGAGCTTCGCTTCAGGCAACGAGACCGGCTCCTCGGCGGGCGGCGTGACGAGGGTCAACACGTCAGGCTTTGTCCTTGGGGGTCGGGGCCGCCGGGGTGACCACGGACGGCTTGACGGGGGCGACGGGGGCGACAACAGGGGTGACCGGCTTGACCTCGGGCGCCTTGACCACGTCCGGGTGGGCATCCGGCCTGGCCTCGCCCTCCTTGGCTTGCTCCTCGGTCACCTCGACCTTGGCCGGGGCGGGTTCCTTGCTGGTTACCTCCGGGGGAGGCTCGGCGGCGTTGATCCGCTTCTGAACCAACCGGTCGGCGTGGTTGCTGAACATCGCCGGGGTGGCGTGGGTCTCCTCGCCCTCGGCCAGGGGAAATTTCTCCTGGCCGGTGACGGGGAAATCATCAACCCGGGTGAGCGGTTGCCCGACGGGATACCGCTCGACCGCGGCCGTCTCCTCGGCGCACGGCGGGTCGCTGTTGAGCAGCTCGTCGGCGACCGAATCCTCGGCGTCGAACACCGCGTTGTTCGGGTGGACCTGGTGACCCACCCGGATCGGCATGAGTAGGCGAATCGTCTTCATGGGAGGATCAGCCCTTCTTGGTTTGGGTCTCGGCGGCCTTCGCCGCGGGACTCACGGCCCGCTCGGTGCGGTCGCCCTTGGTTGCCTCGACGTCACCCTCGCCGAGGATCTCGACGTGGCCTTTGGCGGCGAGGACTTTCGCCCGGTCGGGAGGGCACTCGCCGATCTGGTTTTCCATCAACGTCGCATTAAGCGTCGTAACGTTGTCGGTCAGCGCCTTGACGCGGACCATCGGTCTCGGCTGGATCTTTGCCACGTTGTCCTCCCCGGCGTCAGCCGGCGTTTGAAGATCTCTGTTTTCTGCGTACCCAAGCCTCACGCAGCTTCTGCCGGGTTTCCTCGGAGCAAGGATGGCCCATCAGCCCCTCGCTCACCTTGCGTTTCGTCTCTTCGGATCGGGGTCGACCAGTAAGGGCCGCACTGACTTTGGCCCGATGTTCGGCGGTCTGGAACCGCCCGGCGCTCGCCGCGATCACCTTGGCGCGATGTTCGGGTGACAGCGGGCGGCCTTTGAGCGTCGCTCTGATTTTGTCGCAGTGCTCTGGCGTCCGACTCTGTGCGGCCTCGCTCAGGCGGGCTCGATGCTCAGGAGTCAAGGGACGACCTTTGCAACGCTCGCTCACCTTGGCCCGATGCTCCGGCGTCACGTTACGCCCTTTTGTGGCTTCACTCACCTTGGCCCGGCGTTCTGGCGTCCGGTTCCGAGCCACAAAAGCCGCAATCACTTCGGCCGGTCGGTTCTTTGCAATCTCGCTCATCTTCCGCTTTGTCTCTTCGCTATGCCTGCATCCCAGGAAGGAGTCGGCCTTGGCGCGAATATTGAAGCCAAACCGCCTGTCGGCCGCCTGCTTCGTGTCGATATGGAACTGCTCTCTGGCGATCAGCAAAGCAGGTTCGACTCGCTCGACAACCTCGAAGACGAAAGCCTTTCGGCCGTATTTGTTCCATGCTCGCTGGAGGCGTGGCGAGTGGTGGCGATCCTTCATTAGGTCGCAGCGATGCTCGCTCCAGCGCTTGGAAATATTGACCGCGCTGCCGATGTAGACCTTGCCATTGATCTCGCAGCGGATCGCGTAAATTCCGCTCTTGAGGTCGGATTGCTCGGCACCAAAGGGTAGCGTAGACTGGTTGTCAGCCATGATGGGCCATCTCCACAGGATGGTTGTCGTGGTCAGGGTTCGGCGGGTGCTAGTAACACTCGCCGAACCCGTTCATTTTATCACTTCAGCAGCGTCACGTCAACATCTGTTATGCCGTGAGGATGTCCTTGCAAACCGCGAAAGCCTTCGGTTGCCGCACGGCAAAGTCTGCGTCCTGGAGGATGACGATCCGCACGTTCCCGGAAGTTCCTCCCGTAAACGGATCTACAAGTGTATCCATTCCGCTCCAAAGTGCGTAGATGGTTTGCGTGAAGTCGCCGAAGATCGCAGCCGAGCACACGCCTGCGCTTGTCCCTTTGGTCAAGTTCGAAGGGATCTGGTTCGAACTCCGGGCGGGATAGCCGTTGACCGTCCCGTCGTCGGCCCAGAGGAAATCCCCGAAGGTGCTCGACGCGACCCGGGTGATCCCCTTGAACGACCCGCGGACCTTCGGGTTGGTCACGAAGTAGAGATTGCCATTGAGGGCGTTCTGGGTCTCGACGACCTGTTCCATCTCGACGATCTTGGCCCAGGTCATGGCAAGACCATTGGTGCCCATCGCGACCACGTTGACATTCGCGTTCGGAATGATCCCCTCCGGCTCCGCTCCGGATCCTGAACCATTAAATCCGACCCTGTCCAACTCGATCGCGATGACGGTCGCGAAGTCCTCACGCATGAACTGTTCGGCATCGATCCCGGTCTGGTGCAAGAACGCACGGCTGTAGTCGCCGAACGCGCCAATCGTGGACGGGCTAAGGTCGACGCTGCCGATCGTCGGATTCGAAGCCGTGGGGCTGTTGCCCTCGGTGACCCAGTAAGCGGTACCCGTCCCGGTCTGCTTGGGAATGGAGAAGTTGCCTTCCATCCCCGTCATGACCCGGGCGCCGAGGGCTCGCATCAGCATCGAGTTCCTGAGCAACTCGATCATCGTGGGGGACACAACCTCGTAGACCGCTCCCGCTCCGGTGCTGGTCGTAAGGACGCGTTGCTCCAGTCCGTGGCGGCTGCGGTACGAGCTGGCCGCGGCCGAGTCGATCGGCAAATCCCACGGGATCAAGGCGCCCTGCGGATCCGAATTGATGCCCGCGGCACGGCGAGCCTTCACCATCTCCTGATGGACCTCGAGTTCCAGACCGTCAAGCGTCTCGTGCTTGTTCCGCGGGTCCATCTGCCGGAGCGCCTTCAGGATGCTATATCCGTGCCGCCCGCCCCGCGTGTTCTCTTCGTCGTTGTGCGGCAGAGGGGCGCCACGCCGGCCGTGGTCGCCGCCGCCGTCGCGCTGGCCTTCCTGCGCCTTGTTCCGCGCATCCAGGTCGTTGAGCCGCTTCTCGCGGGCCTCCTCGGCCTCAGCCTCACCGATGAGCCGGTCGCACTCGGCG